AATTATATCATAGGTTTACCAAACCGATTGATATTTTGAATATAAAAATATATCTATAAAGATATTATACGAGGGGGTACTGACTATGGAAAGTACAGTTGTTGTGGCGATTTTGTCGCTTGTAGGAACGCTCGGCGGTTCTATTATTGCAGGTATTGTTTCAAACAATAAGACACTGTACAGAATTGAACAGCTTGAACGCAAAGTAGAAAAACACAACAGTGTTGTTGAACGAGTGGCTATTGCGGAAAATACACTTAAATCTCAGCAGCACCAAATTGATGAACTGAAGGGGGATATGTAAAATGATTAACTGGAAAGTACGAATGAGAAATCCTATGTTTTGGGCACAGATATTGCTGTCTGTAATTATGCCGATACTGGCATATCTCGGACTTACAGCCGAGGATTTAAGCTCGTGGTCGGTATTGGGGGAAGTACTTATAAAGGCGGTTTCAAGCCCGTACATTTTGAGCCTTGTAATTGTCAGTGTATATAACGCAATTACAGATCCTACAACAACAGGATTTACAGACAGCAAACGTGCATTGACATACGATACACCTAACAGTGACAAGGAGTAAGAGATGACTGCAATAGATAAATTGATTCAGACCGCTGATAATGAAGTCGGCTATTTGGAAAAGTCAAGTAATTCACAGCTTGATGATAAAACAGCGAATGCCGGTATGAACAATTATACTAAGTATTGGCTTGATATAAAAAATGAATATCAAGGACAGCCGTGGTGTGCGGTATTTGTTACATGGTGTTTCACCAAGACTTTCGGAGTGGATAAGGCTCATCAATTACTTAAACATTATCCGTATGTATATTGCCCGACAATGTCGGGACTTTTTAAATTGTACGCAAATCCGAAAAGGGGCGATATTGTTATATTTAATCATAACGGGGTATTTACGCATACGGGAATTGTAACCGGCGTGGACGGAGATTATTTCGCTACTGTTGAGGGAAACACGTCAGCCGGAAGTGCGGTTGTTGCAAACGGCGGCGGTGTCTGCAGAAAAGGATATTATATAAGTAATCTTGCGGGAACAAAGTTCTGCAGACCGGATTATGAAACGGCAGAAAGCGAGGAAGAAATTATGAGTAAGGAATATACGGAGTTGAAAGCAGAAATCGCAAAATTACAGGCTGATGTGAATAAACTGAACAGCAAAATGATTTACAATTATGTTGATGACAATATGCCTGAATGGGCAAGACCTACCGTTCAGAAAATGATGGATAAGGGATTTCTTAAAGGTGACGAAAACGGCTGTCTGAGCTTGACCGATGAACTTCTGAGAGTCTTTGTTATAAATGACAGAGCAGGAGTATATGAAAACAGATGGGATGGTAAAAGTGAATAATTGAGTTTATGCCCGTTAGAGATTGATTTTCTTAACGGGCATTATTTTTATTATTTGAGAACCACAATATATAAATAACAGAGGTGATTGCAATGAATGAAGAGAAAAATGTACCTATAACACTCGGAGAAAAATATATGCTTACCATAAGAGAAGCAAGTATATATTTCAATATCGGAGTCAAAAAAATCCGCAGACTGGCGGAAGATAATCTCGGAGTATTCTCTATTTACAGTGGCAACAGATATTTAATAATACGTCCTAAATTTGAGGAACATCTCTGCCGAATTTCTACGATATAAATTGATTTTATTTGCCGTAAGTAGTTGACTTTATGAGCTTTTAGAGTGATATATAGTGCAAGCTTAATAAAGCTTATAATCAAACTAAAAGTGAAAATTAAAGAACAGAAAGGAAGAAATTTTATGCAGAGAGCAACAGCAGAGACAAAGGATTTATTAAATCTGTCAGAAACGATTGAATATTTCAACCTCAGCCAAAGAAAGTTTCATTCTCTTATCAGAGAAAAAACGGTTCATGATTTTATCGCTTTCTATGGCAGTCGAAGATTGATTATCAGAACGGCATTTGAGAGGTATATCTTAAAACATCCGGAACTTAGGAGGTGCAGATAATGGGGATCAGAGGAAGAATAAGACGCGATTCAAAACATAGAGTTTTGAGAGCGGGAGAGTCAATGAGAGCAGACGGAAAATATCAGTTTAAGTATCATATAGCAGGCAAACCGCATTTTGTGTACAGTTGGAAACTTGAACCTACGGACAAATTACCTGCAGGAAAGAAACCGTGTCTTTCACTGAGGGAACTTGAAAAGCAGATAGGATACGACTTGGAATCGCAGTTAGATCCGATGAAAAGAAATATAACAGTGAACGAACTTGTAGAGCGATACCTATCCACAAAAACAGGAGCAAAACACAGTACAGTTGCAAACTATAACTTTGTAAAGAATATCTTGAAAAAAGAGGAATTTAGCGAGGCGAAAATAGCAGACGTTAAAACATCGGATGCAAAACTTTTCCTTATTAAAATGCAGAGTGACGGCAAAGGTTACAGTACAGTCAAGTCGGTACGCGGAGTTCTAAGACCTGCATTTCAGATGGCTGTTGATGATGATATTTTAAATAAGAATCCATTTGAATTTCAGCTTGCCGGAGTTGTGGTGAATGATTCACATACACGAACTGCAATAACAAGAGAGCAAATGCGACAGTTTTTGAAATTCGTGCATGATGATAACTGCTATTGTAAGTATTATGAGGTGGTTTATATCCTATTCCATACAGGAATGAGAATATCGGAATTCTGCGGTCTGACACTCAAAGATATTGATTTAAAGAACCGAATTGTCAATATTGACCATCAGTTGCAAAGAACCTCGGATATGCGATATGTAATTGAATCAACCAAAACAAACGCGGGAACAAGGAAACTTCCGATTACTGAGGACGTGGCAAGGTGCTTTAGGGCAATAATAGAGGACAGAGAACCGCCGCAAAGAGAAAAGTTCATTGATGGATATGCCGGATTTCTGTTCTATGACAAAGACGGAAATCCGCTTGTAGCAATGCACTGGGAACACCGATTTAATCACATGGTAAAAAGATACAATGATATTTATCGAATACAAATGCCAAACATAACACCGCATATTTGCAGACATACATACTGCTCGAATATGGCGAAATCGGGAATGAATCCAAAGACATTGCAGTATCTTATGGGGCATTCTGATATTGGAGTTACGCTTAACACCTACACGCACCTTGGACTTGAAGATGCGGCAGGTGAACTTAAACGTATGGAGGACTTGGAGAATGCAAGAAAGGAGCTTGATAAAACCTCCGGCAGAAAAACGGTAACACAGAAGATGTTTAGGGCGGTTTGATGAATATAGGAGTAAGGACGGCACTCAGGCTACGGCTTGGGTGCCGTTTTTTTGCTGCAGTTCATTGTTATCACTACTGTTTTGTGTAAAATTTTGTCGGAAATGAGAATTGATTTGATGTGTGGAATATGGTATAATTATTTAAATGTATAAATCGGAATTTATCAGAAAATGAGGAATAGTTGAAATGGAGGCGCTATAATAACATGAAGATTGAAGGGAACCAGAAAGAACTGGATGCAATGGTAGAATTTCATAAGGGAAACCGTGTCGAGGGGCTGAGACTGCAAGAAGAATTTGCAGCGGAATTTCGTAAGGAGTATAAAGACAAAGATCACTGTCCTTGCCTGAAAGCCTGTCGTTATCACGGAAACTGTAAGGAATGTGTAGCAATCCACAGAGCGCATCAGGAACATGTTCCTAATTGTATGCGACCATTGATTAATAAAAAATTGAAATTGATGTCAGAATTAACAGAGCATACCTTGGCAAATGAAATAGAAGCTCCACATGAGATTTTAAGAAAATAGGCAAGTCAAATTTCAGTTTGTATAATTGAAAAAATGAAAAACGCATAGACAACTGTGTCTATTAGTGAAAATACGACATTTCTCGCTTTGTGTCGTGTTATTTGCAGATAACAGATTCTATATTTGATGATGAAAGGAGGAGTTGAGGTGGACCAAGTAAAAATCGGGAATTTTTTAAAAAAACTTCGCAAAGAAAAAGGCATTACACAGGAGCAGTTGGCAGAAATATTAAATGTCTCTGGAAGGACCGTATCCAGATGGGAAACCGGAAACAATATGCCGGATATCAGTATTCTTGTGGATATTGCAGATTATTATGATATCAGCATTCCTGAGATTATCAGTGGAGAAAGGAAAAGCGAGATGATGAACGAAGAAGAAAGAAAAATTGCTAAAACAATGTCAGATTATGCAACTACAGAGAAAGAGAAGATTTTTAAGGAAATGAAGCTCCAAAGTGTCATGGGAGTTTGTGCATTGGTTCTATACTGGATTCTGCATGAAACAGGTGCATATATGTATAATGATGTGTTAGGAAAGCTTGCCGGCTATTGTGAGACCTTGGTATCTGTGTCAGTCATAATGATGGCAGCATTTACGACAGGATCTTTAAGCAAGGTGCGGAGCAAGAGTAGGAAAGTTTTTGTGTTCGAAAATTTCCCAAAACCTATGCAATTAGTTGTAACTGCAGTTGTTGCTTTTGGTGGAGCTGCTGTGATCAAGCTGGTACTGGTGTATTTTTTCGGCTTATAAGTATTTTCAAATTCGTATTACATACTATGGAAAAAGAACTTTTTGACATTTTCACAGATGCGTGCTAATATGATTATAGATAAAGAGTGCTACCAATAGACGGTTAGTCCGTTTTACTATTTAGAATATCTATCAAAGATAACCGCTTAGTTTACCAGACCAGGGCGGTTATTTTTGTGGTTTATGATTATCTTTGCCTAATGTATATCCGATACTAAAGCAGGTTAAGCCGAAGCTCACTACTGCTATGAAGTCAATAATACTTATTGGCTTAGCCCTCCTTTCCACTGGATTCCTTTACAGGTTTCTATGTAATCAGAGGGTCACAGGTCTCCGTTTTACTTCGGTCGTTGCAAAACGAGTGCCACTGGCACTCTGCAACCCTCTGTTGAAGGACTAACCGCCTACCGTTATGGTAGCACCCATGTTTCGATTATAACAGTTAAAAATTACCGGTGCAATATAAAGTTGGTAGAGAAGTATCTAGTATCTACAGAAGAGAATCGGTTTGAGTATTCTCCGGTGCCAAAACGGTGCCAAGAAATCAGGCAAATCAAAATAGGTGGTGCAATTCAGCCGTTTTTCACTGTATTTTGGAGAGAAAATCATAAAAAATATGAGGTAAAACGGGATTAAAGTATCGTGAAGGTGGACGTACTGTAGGATCAGGTCGTGTTGCTACAATCATCGAGTAATGCAATCTGAAAATAGATTTGTTATCGCAAGATAACTTGTGTCCAAACGTAAGATACCCCGGAACCGCAAGGTTTCCGGGGTTTTTCTGTTGTGTAAAAAGTTTAAAATAAGGCTG